AATTCATTTGACTTTCAACTGTAAGACCTATTCTTTTATCTATATCAAAACCGTACGCTTTATTATTCCATGATATTAAACCAAATGAATTACCCTTAGTATCAACACCACCTGATTTTAGGTTAAATGATGATTCCTTCATAATATTACCCATTATACCAGCGGTTAATTCTCTACTTAGATTTTTATTTTTTAAGTAGTTTTTAACACCAGCCATTGTTTGTTGTTGTTGTTGGGTTGTAAATGTAGTTCCTGATGTTGCTCCTAAAGAATTATTTTTATAATCATTAGTTGTTGGATTGATATTATTATTACCATCACCATTACCAACTATAGTATTATCATTAACAGTTTGGTTAATAGATATAGGATTTAAGTAATAAACTGTCTTATCATATTGTTGACTTAATAAGGCAGATTCAGGTATAGGTCCTTTAAGTAAAGGTACAACATCACCTTTAACAGGTAATTGGGTATTATTTTTATAAAATGGATAAGCTATACCTATTTTAGCGTTAGCGAAATTATCTTCAATAGGTTTATATTGTATAGATTGATCATTATTTATAACTACAACTTTACCATATGTGTATGGATTTTGATTTTTGTTATAATAATTTTCACTAGAATTTCCTCTATTACTAGATCTCAAATCAATACCAGCTCCTCCAGTTTTTATAGTATTACCTGTACCCATTATTTATTTTCAATTTGTTTTATACTAACTGAATTAATTTCTTGGAATAGTAATTCTTTATCACGATCACTTAACATTCCATCATCACTACCAACAGTATTAGAAGTCATAGCTCGTTGAACAATACCTGCCATTTTAATTAAGGCATCATCGTTTTTAACAGCTATTTCCATATATTCCTTTAACAAAGGAACAAGCATCATCGCGTCACCTGGTTCCTGTATCATAGGTTTCAGTTGGTCGATTAATGCTTTAATTTCTTTCTCTTTACGAGTTGCATTCTTGTATATATCCTCAAGTAGGCTTGAGAAAGTCTTGTCTTTAAATAAAACTTGATTAAAATCCATATTGGCGTTTAATATAAATATGGAAGGTAGAAGGAGTTAGATTGACATAGTTATATGTCCATGTTCATAATATTGGTTATATTTCTTAACATATATTATCTTCAAACGCTTAATTATTTTAGTTATTTGAGGTGTAGATGCTTCAGTCATCTCTTTAACATAAATGTATAAGGCTTTTTTATTGAATATATCTAAATTTTCACTTTTACGAAATAACTCTAATATAGCATCTGCTATACGAGCATCATTGGCTTTAGGAAATAAACTAAATAAATTTTTATCAACATATTTAGTAAATTGTTTCATGTATGAAGGAGCATTTTCAGCATATAATTCTTTACCATTATTAGTTATATCAATGAATATTGATTTATCTTCATCAATTGCTTCAACAGGTGCTCTATCTTTTAATTTCTTGTAGTTCGCGTTATTATATAAAATAAGGTAACGTTTAACAATAGTACCAAAATAAGAAAAAGCCTTTCCTTTATTTTGGTTGTAAAGATGTAATTTTTCAAGTAAGAAAGCGACGACTTCATGTTGTAATTCTGGTATTGTGTCTACTTCTGTATAGTAGAATTTAAATGTATGGATGATATTTTCTGCTAATTTATGAAACGAATAATTAATATGTTCATTAAATATTTGATTTCGTTTAGCAGTATCTTTAGTTAATAGATACTCAATAATAGCATCTTCAGTTTCTTGAGTAAAATATATATTAGCCTTTTTTGGCTTACGCTTACGCACAGTTCCCTTCTTAGTTAACTCAATAACTTCTTCTTCCTTCATCATATTTGGTTCTTAAGATAGTAGTTTAACGAATCTTGTATAGCCTTTAAACTATTAAAAAAGAATCCAATTTGGTCATCAGATTTAAAAGCTTCAGTTAATTCAACTGATTTAAGTTGTTTATCAGATTCACTAACAATAGCTGCGACACTATCAATAATTACTCTTTGTTGTGTAGCTATTTGTTCTAATTTAGTTACTTTTTTATTTAAATTCCAAATGATATACCCAACTATAGTGGCTATCCATAAGCAAATTGATATAATTCCTATTATCATATATTTTTCATTAGTTCAGCTAAAGCAGGATTGACCATTTTCTTTAATGCCTTCTGCTTAATTGCTGAGTTGTTTTTATTTAAATTAAATGTACTTGATTTTTTTTCTGTTACTTGTTTTTCACCAGTTAACTTAGGTAACCATTCTCTTTCAAACTCAACCCTAGCAGCTAACATATCAGCCTGATGTAGTACTAACATAATTGCTGTTCTAGGTTTAGTTTCTGGCGCGAATGAATGTAGATATGATTTATTAGCTTCATCATATAGACCATCATGTGTCCTAATAGCTAAGAATTCATTTTTAGTATATTGAATACCATTTTCCATCAGTAGAAATAAACCACGATCAGGTACAGTCATATACTCAAGACGATCATTAAACATATAAGTTTCATTCAATTTATCTCGTCTCCATTGATCAGTTTGTTCAATGTATGAAGCGTTATTTTCATCTCCGAACTTACCTAAGTCATGATTAATAGCTGAGAATACTAATTCTTCAGTTGTATAAGTATCAAACATATCCATGTCACGCCATACCTTATCTATCTTAAGAGCAGCTTCAACTACACGGTTCACGTGGTCGATATAACCTCCTGGGAAGCAATTATGATATTGTGACTTATGAGACGCAGGCATTAACATAAAACGCTCTTCATGTCTAGTGTAAAAATCAACTAACAACTCAGCTCTATCTGGGGAGATATAAGTGTTGATGTTATTGATAAATAAATCCCAGTTATCTTTAATTTTCTCAGGTGTTATCATAACTTATTAGTCTTGTGGTTCGTTATTAATTAATTGTCGAATTTCTTCAACTTTTTCTTTCATAGCAACTACCATATCTTTAGCTACAGTAATGTTAAAAGATGGATCAGAAAATCTAGATGTAAATCCAACTAACATATTCTCTAATTGGTCTAATTTTTTATCGGCAACTTGTTTATATCTCATTTTATATATTGTTTTATGATACCAATTAAATGTGGTATCGTGTCAAATGTACGTAGTGTATCTGATGTCTCCAAATTTGTTTCTCCAACTATAGTTACTATACTTGGTCCTAAATCTACAAATACCATTGGATATGTATTTGCTTTAAATTTATGTTCTATAGCAGTAGAAAAATCATCATGTTTGATAGCATCAATATCAACATAGGCTATTCCTTCCTCATCTAATTCACTCTTTAGCCACTTACAGTAATCACAATCACTTAATGTTAATATCCTTATCCCTACTTCCTCATTTCCCTTTCCTTCCCTTCCTATACTCATATTAATTATTTAATATTTTAGAAAAAATAGTGAAAAATCTCTGGGAGGCCAAGCTTTCCTTTGGCGGTCATCCAAATATAAACCGACGGTTTTATCCGGGCTTTAACGGCTAATTCACTGCTATATAAATATATATAAGTCATAAGAGATAGTCGTTTAAAGCGGTGATATGGTGTATTTAGCGCCAATTTTTTTAACGGTATCGATAGCGTCTTTGGAATGTAGATAAAACATTTCTCTATTGTTCGCGACTCGAATAGCATCTAAATGTTCATGGATTTCTTGTTCTAATTTATAAGAATTAAAACATTTAAAAGAAAAAATAGGTACCCATGGTGTAGGCACTCCTGTTGCACCTGAAATTTCTTTTGCTCGCTCTTCTACTTCACGTACTGTCATTCCTATCTTAACCATATCTGGCATTGATTTATTTACAAGTACATAAACATACTCGGTAGGAACTAAATTACCATCTTTATCTAAGGGACTATCCTGATAATAATTTACTAACTCCCAACCCGGACTATCCGGATCAGGAGTTAAAGTAAAGGCAACTGCTTTTCTACAAACTTCTTCTGATGATAACTTATCTCGATCTAACCATTTATAAAAGTGAGCATCTTCGATTGTTATTCGTTTGAATGATTTCATGGTTTAAGTTTTTCTCCTGCTGTTGGGTTACCATATATTTTTATATCATTTTGATCAACTGTTCTAACTTCTCCTGTGTTATAAAACTTAATTATAAACTGTGGATTTGAATGTATTGAACCTGCAATCATAAATAACACTACTCCATAACCTAAAGGTGTTTCAACATCAAATGGATTTTCAATTTCATGTATTGTCTGTATCATAATTATTTAGTTATATATTCTGGTATTAAAATATCTGCTACATCATAAAAATCATTCCAATTTGGATTACGCATTACTGATATTATAAGTCTCATTTCTTCTATAAACAATTCACGTTTATTACCTTTTAATTCTATATCATCAGCTAAGTTTATAATTTCTTGTTCCATAATTATTTAGTTATATATTTAACCAATTCTTTATTCAACATCATCAATTTAAATTTATTTGGATTACTATTATAAATCGATTTAACCATATTATAACTTACATCTGTAGCAAATATTTTCTCGGTAACAATCTTACTTATACGTTCTATAAGTGGTTTTTCAATCGCGTTTTCTTTAGAATAAAACTCTAAATAGTTAGACAACCTAGTACCTAATGTTGAGGCGATATCTGCTCTATAATCTTTATCTTTACCAACTAAACTCTTAAGTGTATTTGTTACATACTGTTCATCTTGACTTAAGATATTTTCTGGTGAAATCATCTTATCCAATTTATTATTAATAAACATTGTAAACAAAGTACTAAATTCAGTACCAACACTACCTTCTCCAATCATTTGAATTAATGGTAATGTATCTTCAAAACTCTTAATTGAACTAATACTATTAAAGAACATACTAACACTTCTACTATTAACTTGTTTAGTAACTAGTTCTGGATGCATCAACATAAAGTTAATACAACGACCATCTAACTTATTTTCTTCAGCCCACTTACCCCAACATTTAAGATCAAACTTTAAATTAACACTAATGAACCTCGTTTTTTGAGCGTTGTCAATACTATTAACTAAATAATCTCCATTATCAGGATTTGATGTAAGAATAATATGCCAATCTTTAGGCAACTTCCAACTTATATATTGTTGTCTATCTATTAACTCCATTACAGCTTGAATAAATCTCATATCAGCTCTATTCCAATCATCTAATAATAGAATACCACCATTTGATTTACCACTAATCCATTCAGGTGGACAATAACTCATACGATTCAAACCAGTTGATTCAAAACCTTTCTTACGATAGTCTTCAACTGAATTCTCATCTACCCACTCATTCTTATTTTTATCTTTCATTTCAAATTGACGAATTGGAAAACCAACCAAATCACCTATTTCTTCAATCTGTGCTAAGTTCAATTTAACAAAATTTAAATCTAATTCTTCAGCTAACTGAACAATAGCTGATGTTTTACCAATACCTGAGTCACCAACAACCTCTGTACTAACCATTGGTTTATTACTTGACTGTAGATAACGATTATTATCAATAATGTGTTTTAGAAAATCTTTTAATTCATGTACATTCAGTGATACTGATGTGTTTGTAATTTTTGTTGCTTTACTTTTTGCCATAATTTTATTTTTTATTTATACTTTAATTTACATTATTAATTAAGGTCATTAAGAATTAATTTGTACTTTAGCTCCGGGCAATTCATTATTAATACTTCGTCCTGAACAATGAACCCATAATGTAGGCTTACATGGTTGTGTTCCGACATTACATTCACCATCAGTTAGATAAATTAAGTTTTGATATTTATCTTTATTATCCCATAAATAATCAATTACTGGTTCATAACTTGTACCACCTCTACCTGTTACTTCTAAAGCTTCTTCACTTTTACCTTTATATTCATAAACACGACCAATTGAAGCGTCACATTCAATAACAGTCACTTGTGTACCTGTCTTCCATATATGATATATTTCACTTAAAAATTCTTTTAAATCATCTTTACTAACTGAACCTGATGTATCAATAGCAACTAATGTATTTTTCTTTTGTTTAATTTTAAGAGCTGGATTACCATAAAAACGTTTATTTGGTTTACGTCTTGTTTTCTTAGTATAAACTTTAGATGCCATACCATTAAAACGTCTTAGATAAGCTCTCCAATCAATAACTGCTTCTTCACTTACATATAAATTATCAATTAATTCTTTCAACTCACCAGGTATAGTACCTCTTTGTTTTTGTACTTGTTCAGCTACATCTTTAAGTTGATATTCAATTTGTTTCTCCATCAATTTCTTTTCTGCTTCATCCATACCCTCAAATTGTTTCCAAAACTCATGAGACGCTTTAATAGTTACTTTTGTACCATCTCCTAATGTTATTTCTCCTTGCATACCACCATTATTAGCTTCTTTCATTGCATCTAACATCTTACAAATATCTCCATCTGGATTGTCTTTACATTCCTTCATAAGTAACTCATAATACTTTCTAGTACCTGCTTTTAAAGGCATATTCAATTCTTTAAATGGAGAGTTAGTTATTTCTAAACCATCCCAAGTTTCATCTTTGTATTCGTCTTGAATATATTGATTTATTTCAATATCAGCAGCTACATTCAACATTTCTTTTTCTGCAAACTCGTCAAACATTTGTAAGTGTTTAAATGCTATATGTAACAATTCATGTTTCAAAACAGCTACCTTACATTTATCACCTATTGATTCCCAAAATGTAGGACTAATAACTAACTTAGTATTAATACCATCTCTAGCTACACATGCAGTTGAAACAGCATCATTTATTTCTTTATTAAGACCAATTAAAAACAAACCATAAAACGGTTCTTTAAACATTAGCGTTTTTGAGTGTTTAGCTATTTCACTATGCATGTCTGATATCATATATTATAATTTTATTTTAAATTAATTATTTAGCCTCGGTCGAGAAAACAACATCCACAATCGCTTCAGCAGCTGAATTACTTAATTTGAATTCACGATTAATATTATCTAATAAAAACTTTCTAACAATATCACCTTCTTTACCCGTTTTAAAATTAAGTCTCAACCCAGTACCAAACGATTTCCAATCTCGTTCCCACATTATACTCTTAGTTCTTAGTAGTTTTAATAGTCCTTTAAGGTTGGAATTATTATTTGTATAGTAACTAGGTCTGAATTTAGTTGTGTGGAACATTTCATTTAATAGGAATGCTATTGTTAATAATGTTGATTGATTTAGAACTAAATTAGACATCATTTCAAAACCTAATTTAATATTAGTTTCATCTTTACTAAACAACATATCTCTAAGTGTTTGAAGATATTCATCATCCAATTCAATTCCTTCCTTATTCAATTCAACAAATAAGTCTTCATCAAAAACAAACTTAACATCACCATTAATGATATCATCAATTTGACTACATATCAACATCATTAATTCAACTAATTTATTTTCTCTATATGTTTTGAAAATTATCCCTTCAGTTGTGTGTATGTTATTATTATATATTTCTCTAACTCCCTGTTGTTTCTTTTCTAACTGTGGCCAATTAATACTTCCCATTCTACTAATATCCACATAGGCTATATTACTTTTATCCTTGCTATTACTTATGATATTTAAATTTGTCTCATCATTTGAATTATTTCTTTTATCAAAAATAGATGTAACTTGTTTATTAAGAAAATCTTCATTAACAAATAAATGATTACCAAAATTTAATTTTCCAATTATATCATTAAAATAACCTTTATTTACTATAATAATATCTGCGGTATTTACTTTAGATGTCTTCTTAAAATTATTTTCTTTAATATATTCTTTTAATTTGAAACGTGGTATTTCACTTGCTCTAGAAGCATATACAATACAATTCTTTTTTATAATTTTATTATTACTATTGCTAATTATTTTAATAGCATTTTTTAATTTAGTACTATCTACACTATTAATAAAATAATCTTCATTTCCCCAATAATGTGATGGTTTAAAACCTATACCAGTTAAGGTTTTATTTGAATGATAACTGGACCATTCTCCAAAAGTGACTGATGTTATTCTGTTTAACATATTTTTATATTTTATTTTAATTTAATAATCGAATTGAGGTTAAAATTATTCACTATCTTCTTCTTCATTTACAATTGAACCATAGTATATATGATCACTTTGTAACTCATAACCAAACTTCATATCAACATTACCATTTCTATTCTTCATAAAGTTCATATATGTTCCACCACCATCACGATCACTTCTTCTTCTCATCTCCATCATTGCGTCTGTCATGTGTTTCAATTTATTTGAACCTACAAACTCACCTGATTTAGTTACTTGTTGAATTAATAAATGTGATGTGAATTTATCTTGTTTATTTTCACCTTTATTATTCTTAACACATAAATCAACTAACCATGATTCAGCTTGTTTACGATCCCATTTATTATCATCTCTAACACCTTCTATTATTTCAGCAATTGAATCTATTAATACTAAATCCCAACCCATATCCATAACTTGTTCAATAACATCTTTTGTATTATGTTCTAAATAATCAGACATAAACAATGTTTGTATTTGACCAAATTGTGGAAAACGTTGTGTATATTTAAACATTTGTTTTTTACCCATTTCACCTGAAATGAATAAACATTTTCTTCCACGATTTTGAACACCTGATAAAACATCTAATAGTACAGTTGTTTTACCTACTCCTGGATCCCCTATACACATAATATTTGTAGCACATGGAACACCACCTTCGTGTGATATTAAACTATCAATTGACATACCAGTTTTCATAGTTTCCATCATTCTTGGATCAATATCTAAATTATTCAATTTTATGATATCAAAACTAATTGGATTTGAAGTAGTAACTGTAAAATTTGCTACTTGTTTTTTTGATGGTCTGCCTCTTTTTTTCATAATTGTGTTCATACTTTTTATTTTATCTAATAAATTTAACGTGTCAGTCGCGGTCAATCAATTATTTATTTTCACTTAATAAACTATACATCAACAAAAACCATAATATTATAATAACCATATCTCTTATTTCTTATTATATAATAAAGATAGCAAGGGAGTCCGGGTCAATAAAGCCGAACTCCCGAAGATTCACCAAATTGTGATAAAGTTATCAAAGGAGTCCGGGTCAATAAAACCCGGCTCTTCCTTATAAAACGTTATAAATTAATTATTTAGAAATTTATATTCACTATAATCATACTGTTTAATTATATCTATCGCGTTTATTATAGAAGATCTATCCTGATATGATTGAGATACATTTAATTCTTTCATCCATATTTGAAAGTTTTTATCTCCCATTGTTTTGTTTCTTTCTTTTTCGATTTGTTCTAATCGTTCAACTGTAATGTTCATAACCTTTAATTTTAAATTAAGAAAATAAATACTCAGCACACTCTGCATGCCTAGACATATTCATGTCATTAAAAACTTCAGTTACAACTGTTGGATTAGATATTTTAGTTAATTCTAAAACTTCTCTAACTACTGTAGATCCAAATACAGCTACTAGACAATACATTTTATTTAAATCCATGTTATTAAATTTTTATTCGTAAATTGTTATTGAACCGTCTTTATTTAACTTTAATCGTGATCGATGATATTTAGGCTTTTTACCTTTATATTTCACAATTATAATCTTTGGTTCTTCTGGTTTATTATTTTTTAAGTTGTTCTTCACAAAATTCAATTAATTTTTTAGCTGTTTCTGATTCAATATCTAATTCTTCTTCATCACTATTCATGATTATCCAATCATTAGTCAATTCTCCTTCAGCAAAGTGAATCCAATATTCTTCTCCTTTCCAATCAATTAACCATTTTCCAGTTATATATTGAGCATAATCAATTACTTGCATTTCCATAAACTTATTTTTTAACATATATAATATTCCTTTAACATATCACTTTCAATAAGTTGCTTAATTTGTTTTTTAAGCTCCTCATAATCAGCAGGTTTAGCTATCTGCCAAATTTCTAAAGTAGTATCAACGTGATCATCTTCTTGAAATATCTTAACACAAACCTGTTTACCTAAACATTCTTCTAATGTATAATCAAAATCCATAATCTTTATTTTATTTTTATTATTAACGAATTCTTCTTACATCTGCTACTTTTGGTTTAGCATCATCAATATCCTTCTTAGCTCTACTTTCAGCATTCTTACGTTCCCAATATTTAAATTGTTCTGCAAGTGGTAACATTGTGGGTTCAAAATCTGGATGAGTCTCACTCATTTCTTGTTTGTTACGCTTAGCTGTTTTTTCAAACTTACTAATCATTCTTTCTTGGTCGGAGTTCTTGTCGTAATAAAATCCCATACTTTTTTAATTTTTATTTATGATTAAAGATAATAAATTAATTTCGGTTAATAATCTCCATATCTAGCAAAGGCACGCTTAAAATTCATTTCATGATTGAGTTTATCTTCTTTAAGTCGCTCCTTAAGCCATTCTTGATATTTAGCTAACTTATAAACCTCCTCACTAATCTTATCACTTAACAAATTTAAACGTTCACTCATACCAGGACTAAAATCTCTACGATTAATAGTCTCAACACAATAATACAAATCATTCAATTCTTGTTGACTAAGTTCTATTCCGACTTTTTTGCTCATGTTTTCTTATTTATATATGAATATACTAAACTAATTAGGGTCAATTAAACATAAAACGTAACTAAATATTTACCATTTGGTGTTTTTCTATAACCAGCTTTAATTTTAGCAGCTGCTAATTTTGCTAACACCTCAGCTAATTCTTCTTGAGTATCAATTAACTTTCTAAATTCTTTAACGTTTATCATAACTTTTTATTTATATAGTAAATATAGTAAATTAATTTGGGTCAGTTGGATTTAGCGTTTTTTCTTGGTTTTTTAACCATACTACCACTCACCTCACTCACAAGTGAAGGTATTGTTTGACCAACTCCAAGTTGTGTTTTAAACCATATCAAACCATCCTCCACTTTAATCACTTGATATTGGGTTTCATCTTTCGCGATTTTAATCCACGAGTTAATAGGTATATCCATATTAAGCGGCTTTTTTATTGTTAACAAATGATTTACAAGCGTGTGTTTTCGCGTTTACTTGATTCCAAATGTTCCAATCAATCATTTTTGAAAATGCCTGGTGCATATCACCTACAGTTATACTTTCTAAAATTGCCTTATCAATTGAATACCATTTACCACCTTTAGTTGTCAACACATGAAACCAATATGATCTACCTGATATTAATCTTTCAACTTCAACTACAGTTGTGTGTTTAGATATATACCAAGCTAAATCTTTACCCGCACAACTTACATCTTTAATACATTGAAAACCTGCTTTTGCTTTTGCGGTCATTCTAAAATTGTAAACAATATCTTCTTTTAATAAATTTGACACACTAATATCCTGACCATTGATTCTAATTGAACCGTAAAAAATATCACTTGTTAAATTTCCGGTGTTTACTTTGATTAAATTTTCCATAACTTTTAATTTTTATTTATATCTAAATATAGTAATTAAGTTGCGGTCAATTACCTATAGTGTATAGTTACCCTTGTACACTTATACCCATATGAAACTGTTTCATATAATTTGACATCTAATGTTGGGTCAAGTGATTTGATATAGTTAAAAACTTCTACTGCATTAATAACCCTGATTTTAATTCGGCGGGTGCCGGATTTATAAAGGTCATTGTAAAACGCAAAATTTTCTCCAAATTTGTTTCTTAAAACAGGTCTTAATGTTTTCCAATTCATAATCTTAATTTTTTATTATAATTAAATATAGTAAACAAGTTGCGGTCAATTAACAACCGGCCATTATTTCATTATGCTCATCAATCTGGATTTGAATATGCCTAAATGAATCATAATTGTATGTAGTATCAAACCACTTACTATTATCATCCCAACCTTTGGGAAACATAGGTGCCAAATCACTATCGGTAACTTTTGGATTAATTAATTTGATAATCGCATCAAAATGGTTTTTTGGTAAACTCACTAAACTCTCTAATTTTTCTTTATACATAACTCTTAATTTTTATTATACCTAAATATACTGAACTAGTCGCGGTCATTCTTCCATTTCTTAGCACCATCCTTAGATAGTTGTTTTTTCTTATCTGTGACTACTTTAGATGTAAATCTTCCATCATACGCTCCTTGGCTGACCATATCTCGGCGCTTAAAACTTAACTCAATATTTTTACTCTTATTTTTCATATAATTAAATATAGCTAATGAGTCGCGGTCAGTAAAATAGCCGACCATAATTGGCCGGCTATACACAGTATAAAAATTTATACTATCTAAATTGCTTTAATATCGCGTTGTTTTGATCAATACGCTTCTTATGCTTCTTACCATTCTGTCTGGATTTCATTGGACGCCAAGTGTGTTTCGCTTTAGCCATGATTATTAATTTGGCATAAATATATACTTTCTCGTCGATGTAAAAATCCTAAAAAGAAGAGATTTATAATATTGAGTACTTGTGATGAAAATGGTTATATATAAGTATATATGCGTCGATGCGGAGATCTGTTTAAGATCGGTGAATACAGCCCCTTTTTACACGGGTCAACCACTGACGTCGATGGACCTCTATTACCGGGGGTCCTCTAACATCCCTTCACCTCTAACACCCGCGTTAGAAATCTTCTTCTGCCTCTAACATCTCATCTATATCTAATGATCTCTCATATACACCAGCATCGATATCACCAATTAGTGTTTCCATTTCGTTTAATGCCGATTCGAGTTTAGATACTACACCATGATAGCTATCATCAATCAAAGCCTGGTTATCAGTGTTTCTTAGTTCACCGTCTAGATTCTCATATAGCTCCTGTAGTTCAGCTTTCATCTCGTTGAGTTGTTGCTTAAGTTGATCCATTGTATTATTTTTGCTTATACATATGTTAAATAAAAATTGGGAGTAGCACCAACACCACCCCCAAGCGTGAACACTTGTTCCCCGTCTTTAGATTGTCTCGTCAGCCGTCACTTCAGCCTTAGGCGCCTTAGACTTAACAGTCTTCGTTTTAGCTACTACATCCACCTGGATTGTAACTGGATTCTTTGGACGGCCACGTTGTATTGTTCCGCCAGCTGCTACTTTAGCTGCACGCATCGCTAATACTGCCTGGCGCTTAGAACCTTCTACTGTTGGACGACCACGCTTTACTGATACTGTTTCTGTGTTTGTTTTAGACATAACCTTGATTTTTATTGTTTGTGTTATTAAATACTTATTTATAATTAAATATACTATTCGTTTTCGGGTCAATCAAATTAATCAACGTGCGCTTCATAATCTGGAATGAATTGTATATGTGTTGCTATATCACACTCCATTGCTCTGAACAAATCAATTGTTCCATATATGCGTTCGAATATCTCTTCTACTATATCTGTTCTGATCATACCATCCACTGTCCACGTATGTGAACTAAACTTATCTAATAATATGCTCGCTATGTCTTCATAGTCTCTATTTGTTAACCACTCGCATATTTGATTTAAATCCATCCTATTATTTGTGTAACCGTTCATATTTTAAATTTTTATTATAATTAAATATAGTGATTGTGTTGCGGTCAGTCAATTATTTGATCCACGTCTCATAGAACGCTTTTGCTACTACATAACCGATTATACTTACTACACTTACTATTACTGCTTCTACTATTGTTATCATGTGCTTCTTATTTATAACTAAATATAGCATAGGGGTTCCGGTCAACCGCCTTAGCGGTCGCCGGACACCCTGCATTAAATCTGGCAGTACTTGATTAAGCGAATTGCTCGTTCTTCTGACGTCTGCGAGTCAACATGTACATGGTATTTGCTACCGCGTCTGTTACTCTACGTGCACCACTGATCATGTTTGAGATGTGGCTAACTGAATACCCAGTCTCGTCCGCGATGCGAGTCACGTCGCCAGTGCGCTTACGATGAGTAAAAAAAGACAATTTCGCTGTACGGTTGAGGTAATTAGCCCTCACTTTTGTTTGATAACTCATAACTGTTTGTTTTATTTTAAATTTTAATTATACTATAATATAACATCATTTTTTTAGGCAACCAAACTTAAGATATATACTTATATAGAGTCCCTGTAGTGGAAGACTTGGAGGCGTGCCCGAAAGGGGGGAACATAACACAAACATCACATACCCCATATCCAAATCACTTATCACATACCAATACGCACCTCACATACCACACATGCGTTTAACTCACCCGCTTACCACCCGTTATACTTGTTTGTCACCCTTTAATATCATCGATTTAAGCGCTTATTATTGCGTTTCTACCGCACTATTTTTATGTCAGCCGTCGTTTCAATTACCACTCTCGCACCACAACTCAATAACGGCTTAGCATCCACCCCATCACCCCCATACACTATCCTACTCGGTCCCATTATCTCTACCTCATTACAATACGTGTTTGTCTTACCTTGTTTAATTGTTATCACAGGTAATTTCGTCCCACGTTGTTTATTTGACCTAACATTATGTTGGTTAACATGTATTTTAGTTACTTGTTGCCTCGCCATTGTCCTTATTATCCTTAGTGTTGCTTAATTTTAATGTCGCACGTGATGTCTTATTTATCATAGACATTATCTCATCCATCATCTTAGCTATCGTATACTCATATCCACCCATAGCCATCTTGATACACGTTGCGTTCTTATTTGATTCAGGTACATACACCGCCTCGATAAATTCTGAGTTGATGTATATTGTATTATTTGCCGTGTCCGTTAACTTGATTAAATTATTCATTATATGTTTGTTTTTTTATTATTCCTGGGTTATAGTTTGTTGTTTATTATTATTGTTGCTATTTTATCTTGAGCCACTTGTACATCTTGATCAATTCTATCAATTCTAGCATTTAGATAGCCAACAGCAAATCCATTCATCCATAGTTGTTTATCACTCTCCTCAAATCCATATTGGTATGTCCACTGTTTTTCAGCTAGTGCTTTAATTTGATCTGTTGTCATATGTTACTGTTTATGTATTTAATTTCATTAACATAATTCTCCGCATCATTAATATGATTACATTGTGCATCATCATAACCTGCATTATAATCCCTGATGTGTTGGTTATATTCTTTTTCAATTGCTCTAGTAAATATACCTTCCCTTTCTAGTCTTTCAAATATAGACCGTACCAATGTATTCTCTAATTCTTCAATTAACTGTTGTACTGTTGATTTATTTTCCATATGTGTCATTATAATTTTACTTTCACGTATCTTCCACTATCACTTACCATTTGTAATGTATCTTTACCTTGCATCCATTGTACCTTAATCCATCCTATTGTTGTATCATTCTGAACTATGATACTATGAGGTTGATCATTATTATCACTTGTAAATCCATACATCCATCCATACCCACGTAGAGTATCAACTTTACTTCTACCTATCGCATCTTTATAGATTATTGATACTCTTGGTGAATTAGTTTCTACTCGGTAATAATACCAATACATTTGTTTATACTTTCTACAGGAACATAATATTAGTGTAATAAATAAACATAGTATAAATACTGTTATTAGTTTCATAACTTAAAGATAGTAAATTTATTTTCCATAACTTATCGTTTAAATTTAATTAATCCTAAAATGTGTATTGGAACAACGAATGGTGCACATATCATTGATGGAACTACATATGCCAATATATCCATTAATGTAAAATAGTTCTTATCATCTCCTATTGAAGGAGTTGTAATGCACCAATATACTCCGTACACTGTCGTTAATATCCAATAAATAATTAAATATGTCATAATTTATTTTTCGCAGTCAGGGCCGGACTCGAACCGGATAAGCAACCATTACTGGACTCGGAACCGTTCCTCATTACGCCCACCTGACTATTTTATTTCTATAATCATTCCTATTATTCTAAATCCAATCACAATTGATGCAAACATCATTACAACATAAAATCCAATGTCTTCTATCTCATTTAGCCTATCTCTTTTCATGTTATGATCTTTTACTTCCTATTAATTGATATGTTTCATATAGTATTCCTAATGCTTGTTCTAGCTTAAATTTAATATCTTCATCCACAGTAGCCAAAGGATGACTTAGTAAATGAGTATCAATCATACAACATGCGACATGTGTTCTATCTAATAGTTCAAAATAATGTCCCTGATTAATTTCTATTTTTAATCGTGGTGTTGGTTTTAGTTTTGCCTTTTTTGTTGTTTTCTCTTTCATTTATTTTTTTCATTTGTCGATCGTTTCTGCGATCGTTTTTAGCTTCTCGCTGCATTTTATTCCAATTGCTTGTCTTGTCTAAGCCGTTTTTCCATTTAATATCAACTTCAATTGGACCACGTTCAAATTTATTTAAATCATATTTCCATGTCTCAGTTGTTTGTTCATCCTCATATATACGTATGAACTTGCGAGGCATGTCTTCGAGCTGCATTTCTTTAGGCCTGCCCTTACTGGTGTATGAAATCATAATACAATTCCTTTTACAACTGTGTTAGTAATATGTTTAGTCTCATCATAATTATCATTTACGCCATACCACCAATCATTATTTACATCTAATGCTATATCTTTAACTTCACTTATAACAACATCATCATATCCACCTTCATATCCATCTACAAATACATGCAGTTCAGGGTCGAGTTGTTGTAGTTGTTCTATTAATTCTTTAACTATCATATTATTTATTTTTTAAGTTTAAATTTGGAATTAGCTAATAAATCATCCCAATCTTTAAATCCTTGCTCAGTAGCATAAACATCATTTTTCTTTCTCCAAAATGCTTTTTTAGTTTCATCATCATGCATTTTATCAGGATCAATTCCTAATTCTTCAGCAGTTGCTCTATTACACTCATCAACACTACCTATACTGATATGAATAGGTAAATCTGTTTCTAATGTTTCTATAAAATCTTCAAATTGGTTAGCAGCTATAAATGGCATACAATATAAACCTTCATCAATTTGATAACCACTTTCATTTTGTTTATCAAATACTTCAACTCGACCCATTCTATATCTTTCACCTAATAAACTAAATATTCCATAACCTACAGTTGAGTAATAATAACGACTTGGATGTGATACTTCATCCATACTAATACATGATGGATTTGTTTCCATCCATGATGCTAATTTATCAATCAAATCAGAGTCTGATAGTCCTTTACTGTTGTGTATTTTGATATGTTTTAAATACCCCTCCAGCTTACTTCTGTTTATCTTCATAATTTATAATTTTAAGACCATAACTTAAACCAATCCATATCATTTGTTTTTTAGCCATATATTTAGGCCGACGTCTTTCTCTCATTATAATTTTAATAGCAGCATCTACCCACTGATTATTTTGATCTTGAGTCATTGTATATTGTTGAAACCAATTATCAACTTTAAGAATATCTTCATATTGAACATCAGTATAACCAGCAATAATAAACATCTCATCAATGATCATTTTCATTAATTGTTCATCACTTACTTTCTTCAACCTCATATTCTCTAATTATTGTTTTAGATGGTTTAATATAGTTGTTAACAGCTGCTTCAAATAACTGGTTAGCTGTAACTTCATCTGTTGCTATATCTATAAATGTAGATGAATTATTTTCATCAATTAATTTAATATAAAACCAAGTATTAATTTTACCTTGTTTCCATTCAACTTCTTTTTCAATTGTAAATTTTCTTTTTTGCATAACTTTTATTTTATTTTAAATTAATAATTTTATTTAGGTCAATTAAGCGGCTTTTAATTTTGATTCATAACGTTTTGTTTCTTTTTCATTACTTTTATCAGCTTGATCATATTCCCAAGTATAAACTTTATCAACAAAGTCTTTAAATTTTTTCTCTAACACATCATACTCTCTCTGTCTTCCATCTTCAAAATATACCACTATTTTATATTTATTACCTTTTTTATTTAATACTTTAAAACCATGAGTATAAGTAGTATCATATTTTGATCGACCATATTGTAATTCTATACTTTTACTTCTTTCAACTAATTCATTCTCATAAGTACAATGTAGTGATTTTTTAAATGAAGTACTTTCATAACCAATTTCTAACATTGATTTGAGTTTATCATCACGTATCTCAAGCGATAAAGTATTTAAAGCACTATTTAATGTTTTATAATCTTCTTCAAATTTAACTTTATTATTATTTATTTCATTATATTGAACTTTCCATGTATTCTCAAATAAATCACTAATGGTTGAGTATTTATCAACTAATTCATTTAAAAGTTTGATGTGATTAATATAAAGTGCTACACTAGATCCTACATTAGCACTACTGTACATGATATTTAATTCTGTTTTTTTATTATAACCCTCATACCTATTAGCTAATCTAACTCTAAAATTATATCTGTCTGAGTCACTAGATATTATTTCAATTTCACTCCCATTATAATCAAATTCATCATATGTAGCTTTAATATTATCAACAAACCATCTATTGACTTTAGTTTTTAACTCAACCATAGCTGGAGTGTATGTATTTTTATTATACTGATCACATTCTTGTTGTCTAATATCAAGTTGGGCTTTAAGTGTGTCGTACAAAAACTGTTTAGTGTTCATAACCTTAATTTAAGTGTATAAAATTTAATTTTTCATCTGGTGTTACTGGAAGGTAAATTAATTCAGGTCTGTTTGGATAGGCGAATATTTGCACCTTATCAACTCCAGCATTTATTTCTTCAATGATTAGTTCTACTTGTTCTTCATCTACCCAACCATCACCATCTATATCAACTACATTACCGACGTAATATAAACCATCATATTGGGGAAAATCATTTTTAGTCAACATAACCTTAATTTTTATTTATAATTAAATATAGTGAATTAATCCAGGTCAATTAAAAAATCCCATTGGGCATTAATTGCTTCTTTACCTATTATCTCTATTTCATATTCAGCTTCCATTTCCATTACTGTGCCTAATTCTCTAATTTCAACTAATTTATTCCAATTATCAACAGTCTTATTTTCCATATAAACCTTGGTTAGTTCAAATTCTAAATCCATTAATTTTTCTAATGTCATATACTTAATTTTTATTTATAATTAAATATAGCATATGAGTTGCGGTCAATCAAACACAACCATGTTTAGTTAGTATAGTACGGAGTTTTGTAATATCATCAGCCGTATGTTGTTTTTTTGTAATACGATCACATATATTAGCAGATTGTCTAATATCATGTTGTAAATCGTCTATTCGAGGGCGGAAATCACCATTTTTAGACATCCAAAAATGTAATTGATTATTAAGGCAAATTTTAGCTGTGCCTATTAATTTACGATGTTCATTGTATTGTATCTCATCATAGTCAACATCATCTCCTAATATACCATTTAGATTGATATTATACTTACGTAAATCTTGTCCCTTTTTATCTCGATTGAGAAGTTTGTCTGCGAATTTTTCAAATGGATTTTTTGACATTGGTCACACATAGGGTTTATTTAATTAGAAATAAATTGTCTGCTATAAATATAAAAAAAGAGCCCCAGACTAAGAATAGTCGGGGCGAAATAAAAATTAAAAGTATGAATACAAAGTTTAAATTATTTTATTTGAATATCTTTTTATTTGTGCTTCTTTCATTTTTTGTTTTGTTTCTTCTGAGTGTTTGCAACCTTTTAACTTTAAGTTAGGTTTACCTTTTAATGACTCACTACGTTTATGTTTTGTCTCTTCAGATTGTTTATTGCCGTAATGACCATGTTGTTCACCTTGTTTTGTTATATTATATTTTTTACCTTTTTTCGCCTCACTTATATTTTTTCTAGTTTCATCATTTCTTTTTGAACCAATTATATTTTTGAAACGATTCTGTATATGCTCTAATGTTTGTTTTTTACCTTTATTTTTATTTTTATTTCCTTTAATTAATCTTTCTTTAGCTATTCCTATTCTAGGTTTTCCTTTCGTGGCTTTACTTATATTTATTGCTCTAGTTGGATGATTTTGAGATTTTAACTTCATTTCTTCTGTCCAATATTCAGGACCACTACCGCCTTTTTTACGTTTATTTATTACTTCAAACCCCCACTGTTTAAATTGTTCAATCCAATATGTTTCTAATGGTTCCCAATTGTATTTAATTAATGACTCTATTTGATCTATAACAGTAAATTTGATTTGTTTACCATATGTTTTTTCATGAGCTTCTTTTCTCCAATTTAAATTTTTAGTCTTACCTATATAAACTTTATTAGTTCCTTTTTCTATATTTTCAATTAAATATATATAAGTGATGTTTGTCATATTAATAAATATCTCTGCATACCCATAAAGTGGTCTTTATTCAATCATAAAAGGATTGTTGGAAAAAATTTCATAGTAGCACATCCATTTATATTTTCTCTCCATTCTATTAGCCTCTCGTTCTAATGGATGGTTTTTATAACTATATGTCTCTTGTAATTTATTATATTTTCGTTTTATACTCTGATGGTAATGAGTATATTCATGAATAACTGTGCCTATAAATCCTACAAATGTTCTATGTTTACCTTTATAGACATGTATTTCATTATTATAAACATCATAACATCCTGCCCACTCACCTTTCTTATGAAATACTAATTTGGGATAAGAACCATTTATAGTACTAGCACCAAATGTTTTTTTACACCAATCAAAAATTTTAACTGTGTTTTTCCTGTTTATGTCTACTGTATTCATGGTTTAGTTCTTTTAATATTTTTTGAATTTCAATACACTCTTCAAACATATCGTTTTCTGAGAATGCACTTAGACAAGTATTAAGAGACACAACCCACTGATCACGATTAAGTATAAACTCAACCATTTCATTTTTTATATGAAGTGTAAATGCTGTTACCTGTTTACGCTTACGTTTATCATTAAACGCTTTTTTAATTTGATTGAATACTTCAACTGATATACTTATATCTTTACTTTCTATCTTGTTCTTAAACTCCTCAATCGACTCAAATTTAAACACCATAGTCAGTATTTGATATAAATATACCAGATGAAGCGGAGTGTTTAATTAACAAACTCCTCAGCCAGCTCCCATAATGCCTCATTGATCTTCAAATCCTGGCTGAAATTCTTGACTGCTCTAGCTTTGCGTGTTTTAACTCCATTCATATAACTACAGCCGCCGCTGATTAATTTTTCTTGAACTCGATTAAACACAACCCATAAATTATTACCTTCATCTGCTTTACGCTCAGCTACTAACAATTCACTTAAATCAACTTTAACACCCTCACCAAATCTAACCGCAGATGCTTTTTCAGCAAACTTAGTTACTTGTTTATCACTTAATTCGATGTTTTGAAATTTGTTAATTTTTTCAACTAGTCCTGGAAATGATCCAACTGCCTCATTAATTTTTTCAGTTAATTCAGCAAATGTATATCCCATGTGGCGTAGTTTAAAATCACCATAACTAGTATCCATAACTACTAATCCATTTGAACATACTAATCTAAACAATCCAATTTGAAACTTAAATGAACTTAATCCATCATGACTATTTGTTAATAGTATTTGTGGAAATACATCATCTCCATTAACACCTTCAATCACAATGTCTGGATTAAAAAACTTAATCATGTGTCGTTGATAACCTTTAGTAGATTTTTTACGAGCTTTAATCTCAACCGCTTGGCACGGCTTCCAACCTAATGACATCATGTCATTTATTACTCTGTCGGTCGGAATGTGAACGTAATGTTCACTCAGGTTAGCTTTTTGCTTTGTCTGAAAAATACTTGGAGCTGCTTGTTTGACCTGCTCCATGGTCAATTCTGTGAATACGTTACTCATAATTTTTAATTTTTATTTATATAATAAATTTAACGTACAAACTGCGGTCAAACTAACTGAATTGTTGGATAGTACTAATCAATTGACCACGACTCATAATACCTGATTGGCGATATACAATATTTTCACCTATTTCAAATATAATTGTTGGGACACTTGAAATCATATATTTAGATACTAATTCACTACTTGTATCAACATCTATTTTATTAAAATTAACCCCAGTCTCATTCATTACTCCATCAAATACTGGACTAAATGATTTACATGGTCCACACCAAGCAGGAGCTGTAAAGTATAAAATTTTTAACATATTATTTTAATTTTTAAATTTCCAAATATAATTATAAGCTGTTTTTTGTTTTCCCCTACATACAGCTCCTATTCCATCATTATTAGGCTTATTAAAAAACAATTGAGCTTCTTTTTGTGAGTTCCATTCCTGAATAAAATTTCCTTGTAAATCAAATTGCAAAACAGGTGATATATACCAAGTATTTTTTCTTCCTATTAAATGTCCTCGTTTTTCTTTTATTTTAATTTTATGTTCATTAGTAAATGTTTTACCTTTAAAATAACTTACTCTTCCTTTATTAGATTCACTTATTTTTAACCCTCGCTCTTTATTATTCTTTAATTTAATCTTCATCTCCTCAGTCCAAAATTCTAACCCACCTCCTCCTTTTTTATTATTATTCACAATTTTAAATCCCCATTGTCTGAATTGTTCTAACCAATATGTTTCTAATGGTTCCCAATTTTTTCTATATAATGATTTTACTTGATCTATAATAGTGAAATTGATTTGTTTACCGTATGTTATTTTATGTTGATTTTTTCTAATAAAAGGAGATTTAGTTTTACCTATATAAACTTTATTAGGATCTCCATAACAATTCTCAACTAAATATATATATGTGATATTCATCTATTATAAATATTCCCACACACCCATAAAGTAGTCTTCATATTATTTATTTAAAAAATTTTAAAAAATTATACCATCTACGTTTTGTTTTAAATGGTACTTCAAATGGTTTTGTATTATTATCACATCTAACAACACCTCCATATCTAACCATCATCATTTGTATTAATGTCTGATGCCATTCATTAGGTATTTTTTCAAAATCAGCTTTAATCTCAATAGGTAATTCAATTATTGGGTATGATGCATCACCAGTGAATAACATTAAATGATCTTTCATTTGAACAGTATAGGATGACTTAACTGTAAGATGTTGTCCATTTCCTATATGATACTGACCCTGCTTACTATTTACTTTAGCCATATATTAAATATAATTTATTTAATTTTAATATCCAAATTTTTCTCTCTCAACGCTATAACATGTTTACAATTACCTTTACTTCTCCAAAATCCCATACATGTACATTTATAAGTATTTTTATTTGGATTGTAAGTTGTTTTATACTTACCCATTGAACCATCAATATGTTCAATTATTTTTTTCTGTTTTGGTTTAATCCAAACAACATCTTCAAATTTAGTTTCTGGATGTACTTCTATCCACATTGGGACTAGATATGTTTTATTGTCTCTATCTGATTTATAAATTGTTGGAGGTAAATGATGTTCAATATGATATTTAAATCGACTAGCGTAACTAGATATGATTTCATCTCGTTTAGGATAAATTACAATTGGTTCTGTTGAACTAACTATTTCATTTATAACTGTCCCATTTGTGAACATTTTCTTAAGTGTCCATAACATAACCTTAATTTTTATTTATAACTAAATATAATAACCTAATCTAGGTCAAATTTTAGAAATAAATTCACTACCTAATTCACCATCCTGTTCAATCACTCCTAATTGTTGTAAATGTTCTTTATAGTAATCATCTAATTCCCAATCAACTTTAGATTCAAATGTTGATGGATTATAATCTTCCAAGTGTTGGATTTGTTTATCAGTGAATATATTTCCAACATAAAGGAAATAATGATTGTAACATAATAATTCTAAATTTTCTAATGTCCAATTCTTTTTATTTCCATCTTTAAAATTAAGTACTAAAGGTACTTTATAATCAACGACTCTACGTTCAGCGAATTGACATTTAGCACAACATTCTTGTAAGTAACTCTCTTGTATTAATCTATTCTTTAATTTCTCAGGTGTATATGAGTCAATAGGTACTCTACCTTCAATAATATCTTTTAATGCTGGTTCTTTACCTCTATTAGATAAAAATTTAGCTATACCTTTACCTGATTGATTTTTATGTTTATCAAACAAGGTGATATTATTTTCATCAGTATAATTTTTAGCGTATTTTTTATAATGAATATAACTAACGTGCAGGTACCTAGCACCTGCACGATTTGATTTAGTCATAGCCATTGCTCTTTCAATATCTGATTTTGCTAATGGTTTTGGTAGCATTTATTTTTTTTCTTCTTTTTGAAGTTCCTTACTTAATCCACTAATCGGAACAGGTGTACCTACAGGATATGGAAATCCTTCTTTAGCTGCTGTTATAGATGTCATTCCAGATGTAACATCT